CGCGCCGGCATCAAGAACTCCGGCGACCGCCTCATCGACGGAGAGCATCACCTGGTTGCACGCATCCGAGCCGGCGACCAGGCCGGCCTTGATCGAGTCGCGCGCTCCGATCTGGTCGAGCTTCCACGAGGCCGAGCACACGCCGCACGCCACGATGTCAACGCGCGCCTGGACGTGCCGAGCCTTCGCCTTGCACTTGGGACAGGTGAGCTCGGCCGTTGTTGCGAGCCAGACATGGCGCGCTTCGCACACGACGCGATCACCCGAGAGCGTGGCAGGCTTGCCACACTCCCGGGCGGGGCAGACGTAAGAAACGACCGAGGAGCTCACGGCCGCGAACGCTAGGTGATGCGTGCGCGGTAGGTGATCTTCAGCTTGTCGTTCTCGGTCTTGTTGACCGAGGTGAACACGGTGCGCATCAGAGCCGAGCCGCCGGGGCTCGTGTTCTGATTCGGAGCCGGCGCCCGAGGGGTAGGACCACACCCACTGGTGCGTTCGCGTGCCGCTCTCGAGGCTGCGCGAGTCCACGGTCGAGAGGGAGCCGCCGCCGTCGGCCGTCGTGAGCGGGGTGAGGATGTTGGTCTGCGCCGAGGTCGCCGCCGCGCCGCTCGTGCCGGCTCGCCCCTGGTCGAACACGGACGTGTTCAGGCCGGACGCGATGCGCCAGAGTTGCTTCTTGCCGGTGTTCACGATGAGGTTGTGACTGATCCGGCGAGCGATGACCTCGGGGCCGTGCTTGCCGTCTCGGATGAGCTCGACCTCAAGGAAGCCACCGACGTCCTTGTTCTCGATGCAATCCACCAGGGTCATCGCCCCAGGTGCGTTCGGGGTCATCGTCGCTTCCATCTTCGTCTCCTTGCTGTGCCGCCGCCGCTGCCTTCGGCGGGGGTCATTGAAGCCGACCTCACAATAGCAGGCGCGTTCCTCCGCGCCAACACTTCCAAGCCTAACCCGGCTCGGCCGCCGCCGCGACCTCCTCGGCTTCCTCGCCCTGGACCTCCTCGCCCTGGACGAGCTCGGCCGCGATGAGGGAGTCGGCCAGGCCGAGCTCGGCGCACGCCTCCTCCAGTTGCCGGAGGTTCCCGCGCGCCTCCTCGAATGCCCAGGCCGGCGCGTTCTCGGGCAAGGTCTCCACGACCTTGCGCGCCCACTCGACGGCCTCGAGTCCTCGACCCAGGTGGCCGTAGACCATCGCGAGCCGTTGCGCAGGCAGGAAACTGTAGAGGTCCATGTCGATCCACCACGGGCCGAAGGGCGGAGCGCCGACCAGGGTGCCGGCGTAGCGGTAGAACATCAGGGCTTGCTCCAGTTGGTCGGAGCCGAACGCGAGGTCGCCGAGCCAAATCCAATGCTCGGTCCTGGTCCAGTCGTCGCGCGATGCGTCCATCAGGATGAGCCGCGTGCGTTCCTCGAGCTCGTCGGCTTCGGCCGCCAGCGCTTCGCGTTCCTCCTCGCCGAGCTCGGCCGCTTTGTCGGTCGCTCGAGCTCGCATCCTGCGGAACGTGCCGGCGTGAATCTTGGCGACCATCAGCCGGGCCTGGTAGCGGGCGAGGCCGGTGCCTTCGTTCTGAGCCAGGAACGTCTCGAGGTATTCGGCCGCCTTCTCGGGGTCCTCGCGTCTGACCTCCTGGCCCAAATAAAACAAGCTGTTCGCGTTGCCCGATCGCTCCCAATCATCGAGGAGCGTTTCCCGGTTCTGCGCCTGGCGTTGCGTGGCGCGGGCCAGGGCGTTGTCGTGGTCGCGCTCGTGGAGCGTGACGATGCCGGGGAGGGCGACGACGATGGCATCCTTCGGGAAGTTCAGGGTGTTGTGGACGGGCCGCACGTAATGGATGCGCGCGGGGTCGTTCGCGCAGAGCCAGGGGAACGCCCACTGCTGCCGGTTGCCCTGGCGCGCGACCGAGAAAACCTCCGGCTTGTCGCCGGCCGCCGTGATGATCCGGTCCAGGTGGAGGAGGAAGTGACGGCCGGCGATGAGCCGTTCGTGTCCCTCGGTCATGAAGATGTAGTCCGATGAACATCGCCGCATCGTTTGGTTGCGAACGTGCGAGAAGTGAACGCCATCCGGGGGGAGGGTCGTGTGGTCGTGATGCGGATCGAACGCCGCGAGCTCGGCGCGGGTCGCCTCCTCCTGGGCCGCCGGGTCCTCGAGCTCGAACACGACATCGGCATAGCGTCGGACGATGGCCTCGGTCCCGTCGGCCGTGCGCGGGTCGATCCCCACCACGATCTCGTCGGCGACCTCGCGGAACGAAGCCAGGACCTTTTCGATGTCGGCCTCCTCGTCCCGGACGGGGAGACACATCGACAGGGTGAACGCCTTGCGCGCCATCGCTCCGCAGAAGCCGAGGAGGAACGGGCCGAGGGCCGCGACTCGCACCGACCGATCGCCGAACGCCTCGCGGAGCTCGGCCGCGAACGTGATGGCGTCGAACGCGATGGTGTGCTGGTCCTCCTCCTCGGGGTCGAGGCGAGCATTCGGGACCGAGACGAACGCACCGAGCTCGCCGGCGAGCTCCGCCACCCGACCGAGGATGTCGGCGCGGGCCTCCCGGCTCAGGTGCTCGAGGACCTCAGTCGAGACGATGACCAGGCCGGCCGGGTCGAGGGAGTCGAATGCCTCCCGCCGCTCGCGGGAGTCCTCCAGGTCGAGGCGCCGGGTCGTGACGATGCCGGCTTCGGCCGCCTTCTCGAGAGCTCGGGGGCTCGAGTCCCAGACCTCGAGCTCGAGGCCGGCGCCCTGGAGGATGACGGCCAGGTCGCCCTGGCCGCCGCCGAGGTCCACGACGCGGGCCGCGCCTTCGGGCATCTCGCGTTCGATGCGTGTGTAGACCTGGGAGAGCGCCGCCCGTCGCCAGTCGGCCGTCTCGCCCTTGTCCCAGAGCCGGTCCCACAGGTCCGGCTCGTTCGCCTCGCGGGCCTTCGCCTCGGTCTCCGCCTGTTGCTTGCTTGCCGCCATGCTTCGCTCCTTTGTTGAGGAACGAGCCTACCACGGCGGGGTGTCGTGAGAGGAGGAGGATGCCGCCGCTAGTAGGGCCAGGCTCGGATGGCCGTAGCTCCCGAGCTCGGCGCCTTGCGCCGGATCTCGTAGAGGGTCGCCCCTCGCACGTTGAAGTCGAGCGGGTCGGCGTGGTAGTGGCCGTCCTCGATCGAGTCCTTCGCCGTCGCCGTCTGTTCCTCGGCGAACAGGACCTCGAGGTCGCCGGCATAGCTCTGGATGTAGGCGACGAACACGACCACTTGAGTCGCGCCCGGAGCGGTGAAGCGAACGGACGCCGCGACCTTGGTGCGGTTGTGCGTCGGCTTCGGCGTGTGGACCTCATCGCCGAGGTCGAGGCCGTCGGTCGCTTGCTGTCCTCCGATCTGGACGTCGATGTTCGGGCCGATGAGCTCGACGGTGATGGAGTCATAGACGGCGATCTCCTCGCCGCCGAGCTCGCGCAGGTTGGCCGAGCCTTCGCGTCGGGCTTGCTTCTCGTCGCCGATTGTCAGGACCTCTTGCATCGTGGCCTCCTCGGGCAGTCTACCGCGCAGGTCTACTCAAAGTAAGCGGAGAGCCGGCCGAGCTCGAACGATGGGGTGTCGGCGCCGTAGCCGAAGATGCCCGAGAGCACGATGCGGAGATGCAACATCTCCCCAGCCGCGAGCGGGTTGGTCACGCCATTCAGGGCCGCGCCTGTTAGCTGCAGGTCCTGGTAGACGGTGTCATCCACTTCGTTCGCCGCTCGCGCTCGGTTCACGGTTGCCGCGACGGTATCGCTCCCGGTCGTCGGATCGAAAACCGAGATGGTGATCTTCCCGTAGTCGCCTACTTTGCCGGCGCCGCCTGCGCCCATCCCGATCTTGTGCCGGAGGATGAGGCCGTCGGTTCCCCAGGTCGTGAACGCCTGGGGGACGGCGATGCGCATGTCGAACAGGACGCTCCGGCTTTCCTCCGTGTTCAGGTTGTTCACCTGGTAGTAGGTCGTCCGGCGCGATGGGCTTCGCCCGTCTAGCTCCTCGCCGACGCGGACGGTCAGGGTCGAATTGTCGATGCTCCCTCGGTCCTCCGTGACGGTCCATCCGTTTGACCACTGGACGAACGTCTGGCGATCGTAGAACGCTGCGGTGTTCTCCAGGCCGACGGCCGTTTTGTCTCGCCGCATCGCCCACGGGTAGGCGTGATTCGTGAGGTCGGCTCCGCCGATGCTGTCGAGCAGGTTGACGCCGGCCGAGTCGAGGATGCGGACGGCCCGGTTCAGAATCGAGAGCCGCCCCCATCCGGTCGGTGGGTTCGCCGGCGCCGATGTGAGAAGCCGCACATCAAGGAGGCCGGTCGGGAGGAGGAACGCCGCGAGCGGGCCGCACACTTGAGCGATCCAGGTGCGGACGCCGAGCCGCATCTCGAAGAAGTCGGTGGTGGTGTCGCGTGGCTCGCCTCCGACGTGAGACATCCAGGGCTCCTACGTGCCGGCGCGGAACACAGCCAGGGGGAACGCCGTGGCGAGGTCGGCCGTCGGGGTCGAGGGGAACGGGTCGGGGAGGGCGACGGCCTCATCGTTCCCGCCGAGGGAGCCGCGCCAGACCGTGCGCAGGCTCGCCGCCTGGAAGTCGGCCGCGCCGCCGGGCCATCCGTTGTTGGCGCAGTCGGCCGCCGGGTAGGCTCGGAACGCGATGACCACCGAGCTCGCGATCAAGGCGACGAAGTAGCGCCCGGGGCCGAGCCGCCTGGTCGGCGAGACGGCGATGGCCTTGATGCCGGTGGCCGTGCTCGCGATTGTCCCCAGGTCCTCGAGCAATTCGCCGGGCTCGCCGCGCTGGCTCGTGCTCTCGGCGTAGAGGCCGATGCGGATCTGGCTCCCGGCGTCGAGGGTCGTGACCTCGACGGCGATGCGATCGATGGGCGCATCGCCGTAGATGGCAAACGGGATGCCGTAGAGCGTGTCGGCCGCGAGCGTGACGGTCGTGGTCGGCGCGTGCCAGTGCCCGGAGTAGAACCGGCCGGCTCGCCACAAGCGCGGATCAACCGAACCGGCCATCTCGATTCGGCCGCGCCAGTTGACGATGGCCGTGATGCCCGAGCCGTCGCTGGTCACGACGGCGAGCGGAACGCAGGAGGCGGGGAACGCCGAGAGGGTGTCCGACTTCGTGAGAACGCCATCCTGGTCCAGGTAGACGTAGGTGGTCGCCGTCGCGTTGACCGATTGGTCCGAGGCCGCGCCGGCATAGGCGAACAGGACGGGGGCGCCCGGTCCCTTGAGCCAGACCTTCGCCGCAGACACGCGGAAGTTGAGGCCGGCGTTCGGCGAGATGTAGATGTTGCCGCCGTCGTCCAGGTCGTTCAGGTTCGCCGCGTCCAGGTCGGTCGCGTTGTCAACGATGCGCGCTGCCGCTCCGATCGCCATCCGGTCCTCCTACTTCTGCCAGACGATGAGCCGCATCCGGATCATCGTGAATGGTCCTGCCTCGAGCTCGGCCGTCTCGATCGACACATCCAGAACTTCGCCGAACGCGAATGAGAAGTCCAGGTGCGACAGGCTCACGAGGTCGCCGAGCTTGAGCTCCAGGGCGAACAGAGGCAGGGCCATCTCGACAAGCCATCGGGGTGAGCTCCGCCGGAGGAGGTCGCGGGTCACCACGAGCTCGGCCGTCGCCGCGTCTCGGATGAGGCCGAGCTCGCGCGCTTCTTCCTTCCGACCGAACGTGACCTCGGCCGTATCCACGATGACCTCGACGGCGCCGCCGGAGTCGCCGGTGGTGGGGAGCGGTTTGAACTTGGCCTGGATGCGCGTGCGCGCGTCGGCCAGGGCCGTCCTCGAGAAGCCGAGGGTGTCGCGCAACACGTCGCCGTCGGCGAGGTTGCGGAACGCCTCGAACGTGTCGCCGGCGATGATCTTGTAGGTTCCGTTCGCGCGAACGATCCCACCCACGGCCGGCTTGCGAACGATCCGATGCCGGCCTCGGTCCCATGCCTGGCGGAAGTCGCACTCGTCGGCCAGTTGCGAGAGGAGGACCAGGGCGTTCACTTGCTTCGTGATGGTGAAGTCGGCGCGCACGCCGTCGGCCGCGAAGCCGGCGCGGGCCGGGTTGTAGTCCTCGCGTGCGATCTTCGCGAACGCCAGCCCCATCCCCTGGGGGGGCGCCGTCGTGACGATGCTCTCGCAGATGTCGGCCGGGTTGCCGTCGGTGACCTTGCCGGTCACGTCGGCGTAGACCTCGGGGACGCTCGAGCTCACATCGAAGAAGGGCTGATACTCGACGACCCAAAACGCCTCGAGCACTCGGAGCTCGCCGGCCGAGCTCTCGACCGTGATGCTCCCGCCGCGCGTCGGGTCATCGAAGAACTCCCAATCGCCGGCGACGAACTCGGTGACCTCGAAGTGATTTGTGATGCCCTTCCGATCTTCGATGAGGGGCGGGGGCTCGGGTTCCTTCTCGAGCTCGCAAATCAAGGTGACTGGCTGCCCGACCGATGGCCCGGTCGGGCCGCTCGGCTCGAGGACCAGGCGGAGGTCCTTCAGGTTCTCGAGCTTCGAGCCGAGGATGCCAGGGCCGATGCTCGCGCCGCTCCCGTGCGGGATCGTGTCGGAGCGGGCCTCCTGGGGAGCGAGGATGCATCCGGTTGCGATCCACCCGTGGATGGTGTCATTGAAGAACCGGACGTTTACCTCGGTTCCCTTGATCTTCCCGCCGCGCCCCGAGAGGTAGGCAAGGAGGGGCGCGTAGATGTAGCCGAGGACCGTGACCGTATCGACGAACACCCGGATGTAAGCGTGCTTGAGAGTGAAGCCAGAATCCGCCGGCTCCTCTTGGTTGTCCTTGAACTTGACGCGCGCCGCCAGGCCGGGGCCGTCGGCGATGGTGACCTCGCCGGGGACGTTGAACTGAGCATCGCCGGTGTTGTCGTCGTCGAGGTCGAAGATGCTCTCCGCGTTCTCGCGTGTCGTGTAGAGGAGCTGGTGGTCCTGCACCTTGGGCGCGTTGCTCCAGATGCCGGCCGCCTCGATCTCGACCTCGGCGATGATGGTTTTCTTCTCGGCCTTCGGCGTCTCGATCTGGACCTCGACATCGTAGAGCCGGTCATTTGTCCGATCGTCGAACCGCGCGATGCTGATGGGGGTCAGGTCCTCGGCGACCAGTTGGAACGCCGCCGGCGCCTTGCCGGGGAACGTGACCGTGGCGCCGGCCGCCGTCGCCGATGCATTCGATGCCAGGACGGCCGCGTTCGCTGCCGCGACGGCCGCCGCGTTCGCGTCCCTCGCCGCGAGCTCGGCGATGGTCGCGTTGCTCACCATCGTCGCCACGCCGGCCGAGAACACCATCCCGTAGCCGTTCGGGATGCCGTGGACCGATCGCAGCATCTCATCGTAGGTCGCCTGGACGGGCTCGACGGCATCGTCCTTGATCGAGTCCCGGACGCGCTCGGCCGTCAGGGTCGCGTTCGTGAAGCCGCCATCGGGGAGAGGCACCCAATCGAATATCTGCCGGAACACGACGTCCTTGGCGACATCCCAGAGCTCGGTTTTGTGGAAGCCGGTCGGGTTCTCGACCTGCTCGGCGACCTCGGGCGGGGTCGTGTCGTGAACGACCGCAATCCACACGCGCTTGATGTCGCCAGGCCGGCCGAGGTCGTTCGTGTTCGTCTCGATCTTGAGCGGGGTAGACGCCGAGACCTTGGCATACTCGAACGTGTCGTATCCCGGATTCTCTCGCGCCGCGAACTGTGCATCGGTCGCGAGGTTGCCGGCCGCCTGGGCGTTGAAGTGAACGCGCTGGAACAGGGCATCGACGCCGGACGAACGGATGCGGGGGAGCTCGCCCCAGGTCGCCGTCGCCTCCTGGTAGTCGATCGAGTCCGGCCCGGGGACGGGCTCGCCCAGGTTGCCCTGGGGGTCGCGGATGCGGATGTCCTCGAGCCGAACGATGGGGTGGTCGGCGAACTTGACCACGAACGGGCCGAGCTCCCGGACCTCCGAGTCCTTCCCGTGCTCGGCCGCGATGGTTCCGTTCGCGCCCCTGGTCGCGCCGGTGAGCTCGCGGGCCGTCTCGCTTCGGCCGGTGTAGGCGACCTGCTCATCGCCGACCTGGATGGTCCCGGCGTCTGGGAACGCGCCCACGTCGAGGAGCTTGATGGTCGTGTCGGCGATGAAGTGATTGAAGAACAGACGGCCGATGGCGTTCGTGTTGATGACCAGGCCGCGCGAGAGCTCGACCTGCCCGAACACGATGGGGACGACCAGGCCGAGCACTTCGGATGGCGCGTCGGGGAAGTCGGTCAGGGTGATAAGCCGACCCATGAGCCGGTCATCGACGACCTCGTTCCGGAGAACGTCCAGAGAGACATCGACGCGCGAGAAGCCGGGGACGCGCTCGACCTTTCCCTCGAACAGATGGACGCGGTTGCCTACGACGTCCGGGTCGTCGATGAGGCCGAGCCAGATGGAAACGCCGCGCGCCTCGGGAGGGTTGGCCGCGAACAGGTCGCGGAAGCGGGCGCCCCTGGTCGTCGTGTCGTCCAGGCTCAGTTGGACCTCATCGGTCCCATCGGTGATGGTTCGCAGAATCGCGCCTGCATTGACAAGCCGGCCGGAGTAGGGAACGCCGCCCACTAGCAGGTCGCGGTTGGCGACTCGCACGGTCCCGCCGGCCAGGCGGAGCTCGACCAGGATGACGGGGTGCGTCTCTTGCCGCCGGTAGAGGTCGGTGCCGAGCCGGAGGTTGTAGGCGTCAACCGAGAACGCCGCATCCTCGATCGCCCGGACGTTCGAGTCCACGAGGAAGATGCCATCCTGGTCGCTCCGCCCGATGAGCGAATCGACCGAGAAGCCGACCTCCGGAACGGTGCGCACCGACGAGTCCACGGAGAACTGTTTGACGACGCGCGGGATGACCTCGCCGAACGTGTAGCCGCCCCACACGCTTCGTGTCGGATGTCCGTAGGTCATGTGGTCATCATCCTCGCCGCGCCGAGGCAGTCCATGTCGCCGTAGGTTCCCGTCTTTGTGATCTCGACCTGGAGGCGATCTCCCACCGAGATGGGCACCGACAGGTTGCCTTTGAACGCTCGGCCGCGATGCCCGACAAGGAGGCCGGTCCCGCTGTCGTATTTGCTCACGCCGTTGATGAGAATCCGAATCCGGTCGAGACGGTCGGTGCTCATCAGGTTGCTCTGCTGGTAGACGTAGACCGCATCGATGATCCCGGCCGCCGGCGCCACCCATTCGTCGGCCTGGCCGGCCGTCGTCGTGGTGTTGTTCCCGTTGGCGATCATCAGGACGGCCGTGGTCGTCGCCCCTGGAATGCGCCGGCCGTAGGGGAAGTCCATATCGGCCGCGTGACCCCAGCGCATCCCCTGGTCCTGCGTCGAGTCGGCGACAAGCCGCTGGCCGCCGTCCTCGCCGCTCGCGTCGAGGAGGGTCAGGCCGGCCGCGTCCCTGGCGAAGATGTCGCCGGCGCCTTGGAGCGTGTCGCGCAGGAGGAAGTCCACCATCGTTGCCATGCGCTCCCAATCGCGCGCCTCGGCCTTCGTCGGGTCGGAGAGGATGGTGCCGTCGCCGTCCGGGTCGAGGTAGCTGGTCGCGTCCTCCTCGGCGCCTGGCTCCTGGTCGGGGAGTCGGTCGGCCTCGATCGTGGCGATGGGCGCCTTGATCCAGTAGGGAACTTCGGTCACTCGGTTGTTGTCGTAGTTGTTGACCTGGAGGACCGCGAAGCCGCGCGTGACGTTGAACGTCGCGGGCTGCGTGATGACGATGCGGGTCGTGCTCTCCGAGACGATGGAACAGGACGTGCCATCAAGCCGGATGCTGTTGTTGTTGCTCGAGAATCCCTGGCCGTCGATGGTGATGGTCTCGCCCGATCGGCCGCGCTTCGGGTTGTAGTCCGTGACCAGGTGGACCATGCCATCGGTGAGGATCGCCTGGAGCGTGTCGGCCGCTTCGATCGTGTCGGCGAGCTCGCGGACGATCTCGCCCGGGTTCTGCGAGAGCTCGGCCGCGATCGAGTCCGAGACGGCGATGGCGTCGGCGAGCTTGACGTGCCAGGACGCCTCGAGCTCCAGGGCGTCGGCGACGGCGATGGCGTCGGCGAGCCGAGGGAAGAAGGATGAGAGCTCGGTGGCAAGCGAGTCGGTCGCCGCGACCTCATCCACGAACTGCAGGTCGAACAGGGCCATCAGTAGACCACCAGGCCGGCGAGGCAATCGACGGTGGATGTCCCGCCATCGCCGGTGAGCTCGACGGACCACCGATCGCTCGCCGCGACGGCGCCGGCGTCGGCGAACACGGATGCCGCGTGATACTCCTGCGCGTCGAGCTTGAGGCCGGTCCCGGAGTCGTAGACCTCGACGCCGTTGCGGAGGAGGCGCACCTGGTCGATGTCTCGCGTCCCGCCCTGGCGATCGATGTAGACGAAGAAGGTGGTGAGCCGGCCGCCGTTCTGCGCGCGTTGCTCGGCGCCGTATGAGAGGCCGGCGTTCGCCGTCCCGTTCGCCGCCATCAGGGTCGGGGTCGCCGTTGAGATTTGCCGCCCCCAGGTCAGGAACGTCGGCGCGCGAGCTCGGAACGTGACGCCGCCGTCCTCGCCCTGGTCGAGCATCAGGGTCGCGCCAGGGGAGCCGGCCGCGACCTTCGAGACGCCGCCGGCCGCCGTGAAGCCGGCCATCTCTCCGACGGCCTCGAGCACGTCGGTCGGGAGGAATTGCAGGAACTCGTGGAGCGCTTCGATGTCCTTCGCCTCGATGTGCTCGGGGTGCTCCTCGGAGGAGGCCGCCCCCCAGTCCTCGAACGCGCCGGGGGGTTGCCAGGGGAGCTCGAACGCCATGAGCTCGGCCGTCGTCGGCTTGCTCCACCACTGGCGTGTGCTGTCGGTTCCGTCGGTCGGATGCGTGACCTTGACGGGGATGAATCGGTCGCGCCGGATGCCGGCCGGAACGGTCGCCGTGATGCTGGTCGTGCTCTCGAGGGTGACGGCCGCCGCTTGGCCGTCGATCGCCACCACGTTGCCCGAGCTCCCGAAGCCGATGCCCGAGATGACCAGGGCATCGCCGGCCCGGCCGCGCGGGGGGGCGAGCTCTTGGACGGCGACGGTCTCGACCTGGTAGGCCATCAGGCGCGCTCCGCCAGGAACGGGGTCCTGGGCTGCGTTTCCCGCCGCCCCTGGGCCGTTCTCGTCCGGCTCGGGTCGTGGCGGGGGGTTCGGCTCGAGGACCACACGCGGGCTCTGTGTGCGCCGCTAAGTCCCATGATTGCGTCCCGTTTGTCGTAAACCCCTGTCACAGCAGGACCGCCTCGATGGAGTCGTGAACGTCGATGAGGTCGGGGCCGAGCTCGCGGTGCGTGTGCCGCTCGAGCTCGAGGGAGTCGGAGACCTCCAGGGTGTCGGCGAGCTCGCGGTGACTCTGGACCTCGACGGCCAGGGCGTCGGCGACGGCGATGGCGTCGGTCGCCTCCCGCCCCTGGATGAGCTCGGCCGTGATGGCGTCGGAGACCACGGCCGCGTCTTGCAGGTTGGCCGTGTCCTCCTCGCTCGTCATCACGACGTAGGGCCGGAGCTCCTCCTCGAGCGTGAGGGTCGCCGTTAGCTGCATCGTCCCGCTCGTGCCGGCCTTGTAGACGCGGACCTCCAGGTCGCGCGTGAACCGCCAGGCGTCGATGTTCACCTGATAGGAACCATCCGCCCCGATCGCCAGGCCGCCGCCTGAATCGTGGAGGGTCACGGCCAGGTTGAACAAGACGACTACCTGGTCGAGGGTGTCGCCGCCGCTCGCGCTCTCGACGTTGACGGTCAGGCGCCGGATGATTCCTGGCCTTGGCATCCCGTGCGTGCCGGCCTGGACGCCTGTCGTGATGTCGTCGGCGCCGCCGTTCGCGCGCATTGCTCCGTTGCGTGCGTTCGCCGCGTCGATGAGGCGCCCCCAATGGAGGGTCCAGATGCGCGCCGGCTTGCTCCACTTGATGCCGGACGGGATGCCCGAACCGCCCGAGACGCGGATGAGCTCGGCGCCGTTCGGGCCGACGGGGATGCGAAGGATGCCGGCCTCGCCTCGACCGAACAGGTCGCCCTTCGCCGAGAGGACCTCATGGGCTAGGAACTCGACGAACGTGGCAAGCCGGTTCCAGGTCGCCGCCGTCAGGCATTCGTTCGTCGGGTTGTCCAGGTCCTCCCAGGTCGGGATCTTCTCGGAGAGCTTCGCGTCCGTTTGGAGCTCCGACAGGTCGGCCTTGAGCCACCATCGGATGCGCCGTAGGAACACCCGGGAACGTCCGTGGTGATCTCGCTCTCGCTCTGCGCGCTTGGGTAGGCCGCCGCTCCGTAGAACTCGACGGAATTGCCAAACGGCGAGCTCGCCGCGAAGCCGCCGCCGGCGATGACCAGGGCCGCGTGTCCGGCCCGGCCTCTACCCGGAGTGACCGAGAAGATTTCCGGCATCGGTCCTCCTCATCCTGCAGGCCGTCTCGATCGCCTGGACGGCCGCGCCGACCTCCTCCTGGGTCCGGCCGATTCCCATCACGGATCCAGAGCTCCACACGAACAGGCGCCGGCCTTCGCCGAGCAGGTCGCCGAACGACCACACCCGCCGCTTCGCTCCTGGCGTTGCCAGGTCGATGTCGGCCGCGCACGAGACCAGGGCCGAGCCGGAGACGAACAAGCGGGGGAGCTCGGGGAAGCACCACATCGCCGCGACGGCCTCGCGCATGAGGCCGCACACGTTCCCGTTCGGGCCGTCGCCGGCGCCGAGGACCACCTGGCCGTCCGGCATGAGGAGCGCCCACTGCGTAGGGGGTAGGCTCATCCCCTAGCTTTCATCGTAGCGGTAGGTGAGTGTCTTGCTTCCGCCGTCGCCGCCGATGGCGTTGCTCGCCACTTCCAACTGGAGCATGACGTGGGCCTGGAGGCCGCCGCCGGCGTAGGGCACCACGTCGTTCGCCGCGTCGATCCAGTTGCCGGCCTGGATGACCTCGGGGTTGTTCTGCGTTTTCACGTCCACATCCACGGCCGAGATGGGCGCCGTTTCGTCGGCCGCGCTCGCTTGGACGTAGGCCGCCGAGCTCGCGAACAGGACGCGCTGCCCGGTCCCGATGTCGCCGCCGTCGGAGTAGAGCCGCAGGTTGGTCAGGTAGTTGTCTGGCAAGACTGTGCAGACCAGGAGGAACGACTTCCGCCAGGAGTGAACGACGCCCGACGCCGGCCGGTCTACGGGGTCGGCCGCATCTTGTGCATCGTTGTCCGCGTTCTTGAAGCGGGCCGTTGCTCCCGTGATGTCGGAGCCGAGAGACGGCGAGCCGCCGTGTAGGACCCTAGCCTCGACCGTTGCCGCCATGCTCGTCTCCTATGCTGCCGGTCGGTGGATTCTAAACCGCAGGTCCAGGCTGAATCGCTCATCCCGTTCTTGCTCGAACGCGAGCTCGGCCTGGTCGAGATAGACATCCCGCAGGTTCGTCGTGTCCGGCTTCACGGTGTCGCCGGCCTTGTAGGTTGAGCCGGCCTGGATGACCGAGCCGGCGACGACCATCGCCGCCTTGATCTTCTGGGGGAAACTCGAGCCGGTGATGTCGATCGAGAACGAACGCGCCATCCGAAGCGTGCCGCCTCGGCCGAAGAAGTCCTCGAGGTCGGCGCGCTCTTGCGTCGTGAGGAATCCCCAGGAGGCTTCGATGACCTGTTCGGCGCCGTCGTGGTCTTGCACGTAGACCAGGCCGCCATCGGTCTGGCCGCGCCCTTGCCAGAACACCCGCCGGTCCACGTCGGAGAACTCGGCGTTCCTGATGCTCGCCGCTTTGATGAATCCCTCGGGGGTCTCGACCGTGAACGTCCACGCCATCAGAACGGGCCTCCCTGCCGGACGCCCAGCTTCGTTTGGCGCCGGAGCTCGGGGAGCATCGCGCGGATCTGCGAACGACTCCCCATCGTGCTCCGATCGCTCGCGTTGATGGTGTTGTTCACGGTCGTCCCTCGGCCGAGCCGGCGAAGGGCCGCCGGCCCGATCGCCTGGGCGATCCGTCGGCGGATGACGAACTCGCCGCGCTGGCCGATGAACGGCCCGGTCCTCTTGAGGAAGCCGCCGGCGTGATGGTTCGCGACCTGGCCGGAGTTGGAGATGGCCCGGCCGGTGATGCTCCGCCGCCCCTGGCTGTAGCGCCCGCCGCGTTGGCCGCCCATGCTCGAGGCCGCCGAGCTCATCCCGGCCGCCGCGTTCTCGGCCGATGCCTTGAGCGCATCCATCGCCTTGCTCGCCTTGCCGAGCTCGCCAGCCAGGCCGGCCTCGCCTGCCTTCTTCGCTGCCTGCTCCATGCCTTGTGCGAGCTTGGTGAATTTCTCCTTGAGGGGGTCCTCTGCCTTCGCTGCCAGGGCCGTCATCTGCTCGGCGAGCCTTTGGAACTTCGCCTGTGCTTCGGCGCCGGTCGCGTTGCCCAGGTCCTCGAACCGCTTTTGAATCTCGCCGAACTGCTCGGCCAGGGCGCCGTCCTTGATCGTGGCGCCGAGCCCTTCCATCTTGTTTTGCATCTCGACGATGAGCTTCGTGAACTTCTCCGGGTCCACGAGGCCGGCCATCTGCGCGTTGATCTTCTCCTTGAGCCGGAGGAACGCAGGCTCAAACGCATCGGTGCCCATCTTCCCGGCCAGGTCCTTCACCTTGTCGCCGAGCGCCTTGAACGCGCCGGACACTTCCGGGTCCTTGGCCGTCGCCTGGGCGAGCTCCTTGAACTTCTGGAACAGGGCGACCAGTTGCGCCATCGCGTCTTGCTGGCCGCCGCCTCCTCCTCCTCCTCCTCCTCCTGGTCGTCGCCGACCGTCCGGCCCGGTCACCATCCCGCCGAACCGTCCCGAGCCGCCGCCTTGACCTGCTCGAGCTCCGACCGTTCCCATCTGCCCGGCCGCGCCGGTGAGGCCGGGGAAGCCGGCGCCCTTCTGGCCTCGGACGATGCCTAGCTGGAGGAAGCCGCGCGGGCCTCCGCCCCTCCTCCTCCGGCTCCTCCTGCTCCGTGTCGGCTTCTTTTTCTCCAGTTGCTTACGAAGCCGAACGCGCGTCCGCATCCGATCGTTGATGGTCTTTTCGGTCTCGGCCTGTTCCTTCGTCGCCTTGCTTATCTTCCCGAGCGCTTCGAGGATCTTGACGTAGCGACCTTCGACATCGGCGAGCTCGGCCGCCGTCGCCTTCGTGTCGCGCTTCAGAATCTCGAACGTCTCCTGCGCAATCTGTCGCCATCGCTCGTGCAGGTCGCCGGCGTCCTCGATCCCATCGGCGACCTTGGCGAGAGAATCGAAGCCGCTACCGATGGCCGCTTCCATCTTCTCGAACGTCGCGTTTAGGCTCGCCGCATCTTTCTGGAGGTCGGAGAACAAGCCATCGCCCGTGTCTTTCAAAGCGTCCAGGGCGCGTTGGAGCGTAGCCGTCGGAGCTCCCAGGGCGCGGGCCGCGTCCACTAGCTTCTGCATCCCGCGCTCGATGACCAGGACCCATCCAAGGACGGCCGTCTTGAGGCCGAGCTTGATGGTATCGCCGAACCGCGCGAAGTAGGTGGCGACTCCGGCCAGGACGCTCGCCATCTTCTTTCCGAACGCCGCGAACTTCCGAAGCACGGCCGCCAGGACCTTGATGGTGATGCTCCTCCACCACAGGGCCTTCTCGACGACGTAGGCCAGGGCCGCCGCGATGCCCTGGAACGAGACCTTGGCGCCGAGGTATAGCGACTCGAACACGACCGCCACTCCGGCGAACTTCTGGGAGATGGTCGAACGGAACGCGCCGGTGCTTTTCAGGAGCGCCTTGAACCCATCGATGGCCGGCTTGATGAACTCCCAGATGCGTTCGCCGAATCCCACGAACGACCTCACGATGTAGGCCGCGACTCGCCCGATTTCCTTCCCGTAGCCGACGATGCGCTCCTTGTTGTCTCGGATCATCTTGAGGAAGCCATCGAAACTGGAACCGGCATCCCCGAACGAGAAGCCGAGCGCATCAAGGAACTCCGTGAACGTCGCGCCGACCGCTCCGAGAATCGTCCCGATCGCCTCCTTGATTGCTGCGCCGCGCTTGCCCATCCAATCCGCGAACGCCTGCATCGCTCCTCGGGCTCGGCTGCCCATGTCGGTGAACGCCGAGACCACGGCCGTCGCGATCGGGGCGAGCGCTTGGCCGAACGAACGGAATGCATCTTTCACAGTTTGCCAGGCTGTCTGCCAAGCAAACGTCAGGGTGCTCGCGACCTTGCCGAACGCCTCGCCGGCCGCGCCGCTCGCGTTGCGTGTCGCCTCCAGGCTTTCGTTGAACTTGTCGAAGCCGGTCCCGGCCAGGGTCGAGACTCCGACCAGGGCGCGCACGTTCGGGAAGAAGTCCACCAGGGCGCCGTTGCCGGCATCGACCGCCTTCTTCACTCTGGCGATGGCATCGCCCAGGCCGCGTTCCTTATCGGCGAGGCTGTCGGTCGTGACGCCGATGCGATCCAGGGCGCGCTTCGCCGACTCGCTCGGCTTGAGGATGCCGACGATGGTGGCCTTGAGCGCCGTGGATGTTTCGGCCGTGTTCAGGCCGCTCGCGGTGAGCGTTGCCATCGCCGCGCTCATCGCCTCGAGCGTGACGCCGGCCGAGGCCGCGACGGGAGAGACCTGGCCGATGCTCGCCGCGAGCTCGGATGCCGTCGTCTTGCCTGCCTTGATCGTCGCGAACATCACGTCCGCGACCTTGTCTACTCCGCCGGCCGCATCGCCGAACGAGTTGAGGACCGTGGTGAACAGGTCCACGGCTTCGTTCGCTGTCGCCGCGCCGGCCGCCGCTCCCTTGAAACTGGCCTCTAGGAACTTGATGACCTCGCCAGGCTTCTGCCCGGCGGAGATGGCCTGGTATGTCGCCTCGGTTGCTTCGAGGAGGTCCACGCCCATCCGCACCGAGAGGTCGCGGATGTCGCCCGACAGGCTGGAGATGTTGTGCTTCGATTCGTCGATGAGCGTTCGCACTTGCGCGAACTTGCTCTCGAACTTCGCGAACGACGCGACGGCCGCCACGCCGATGCCGGTGAGCGCCGCGCCGGCGAGGCCGGCGCCCTTGGCGAGCGTCTTGAGGCCGCCGGCGATGCCCTTGAACGCCTTGCCTAGTTTCTTGCCGACTCCCTCGCCCTTCTTCTCGAGGGTGCCCAGAGACTTCTGCGCCTTCTTCGAGGCGCCGACGAAGCCGCGCGCGTCTCCGGTGATGCGTCCTTCGAGCTCGGGGCCTTTACCTGCCATCGCCCACTCCGAAGTGCATCGCGTGCTCCTCCTGGTCTCTCAGGGCCGCGTAGCACAAGAGTAACACCTGCTCCTCGCGGGCGAGAGAGCAGAACGATGCACGAGCGGGGAGGGGCCAGGGCGGGAGGTCGGGGAATAGCTCCCACACTCGGAGCTCCCAGTAAACCTGGGTCCGGTCCTGGCCCTCCTCTAGTTTCCCGAGCTCGCCCCCAGGGCGTCTCGCGCGTCCTCGACCTCCTCATCCCGAACGCCGGTGAGGCGAAGGGCTGCATCGGTGAGACGGCTCAGGCTCACGAGGTCGAGGCCGGCCTCCTCGAACTCCACCCACACCTGGTCGTAGAACTCCACCAGGGCGCCCTTCTCGCCAGGGCCGCCGGCGTCGTCGGTGTAGTCCTCGCGCTTCGCCTCGATCTCGACCTGCTCGCCCAAGCACTCGAGGAGCATCGCGACCGTCTTGGCTCGGTTGTGCTTCGTCTCGAGCTCGTCGTATTTCTCGAGCGCCTTGAGGTAGCCGGGGTCCTTTCGGTTGCGAGACACGACGGGCTGTCCGTCGTCGTCCTTGATGACCTCGCCGCGCGGAGTCCTCGAGACCTTGCCGGTCGCCGGAGGCTCGGGCGGGGGCGGAGGCTCGAGGAGCTTGTCCAGGGTCGTGATGCTGTTGAGGCGCGGGGCCTTGAGCTCGAGCGTGATGGGGGTGCCGTCCTCGGCTTCCCCGATTCGGACCTGCTCGGTCCTGGCCTTGAGCTTCGCGTGTCCAAGGATCTTCATGTTTGCTTCGCTCCCTCCGGCTGTTTCTGTTTCGGGGCCGCCGGCGCCCTGGTCGGCTTAGATGATTTGGATGCTGATCTCGTCGTCCACGAAGATGGCATCCTCGAGCTCGACGTCGATGACCTCCTCGCCCGGTCCCTCGGTGAGCTCGTTCACGGTCGCCTTCGTGACGTAGGCGATGCCCGTGAAACTCACGGTGTCGTATTCGTCGCCCTCCGCTTGCTCGACGTTCTCGACGCTCGCGTGATTGAGCTCGTAGACCTCATCCACGATCCACTCGCGCGCCGGGTCCATCTTCTCGAGGACCAGGAGGAACGTCCGGACGTCCGACTCCGCCCGGGGGTCGGCGAGGGTCGAGACGACATCGGGGCCGTCGAGGGTCGAGGCGCCCACGGCGTCGTAGACCACATCCATGTCCGTGTCGGCCAGGCCGGGCTGCGCCTTGTATTGGCCGGACGTGACCTCATCCTGTTCGGCTCCTCCACGAAGGGCGCCGGCGAGCTCGGCATACTCGCCATCGCCCGAGGGGGTGGCGCCGGCCGCGAGCTTCGTGGCGATGGCCTCGCCGCTCGCCGCGAGGAGCGAGTCCGACAGGTAGGCGTAGGGAACGGTGATGACGTTCACGGCCTGGGGGGTGAGACCGACGGCCGCGTATGCCTGGCCCTCGAACACGCCGAGCTCGAGGGTATCGCGCAGGGTCCGGTCTACGAACTTGGCGGAGAACGAGAACGTGACCGCCTCCTGGTCGCCGCGCCGGAGATGCGAGAGCGCCCCCCGGTCCTTCACCTGGATGACGTTTCGAGCTCGCGCGAACGAGAAGTCGCCCTCCGTAAACGCGCAGGTTTTCTCGAGTCGCACCGGGGTGTCGCCGCTCATCACTCGGATGCGGCCGTGTCGCAGGTTCTTCGTTGGCATCGCTTTGACCTCCTGGCCGTCGGCCGCCGAGCTCGGCGCGGGGGGTTAGCTGATCGCTGCCTTCGTGATGTAGGCGAAGCCGGTGAAACTCACGGTGTCGTATTCGTCGCCTTCGGCTTGCTCGACGTTCTCGACGACGGCATCGGCGAGCGTGTAGGTCTCGTCGATCGTGCCCTGGTCGGCGAGCGCCACATCCAACTTCTCGAGGATGAGGTCGAACGTCTTGACATCCGAGATGCCCGGGTCGAGGGTCGAGCGCCCGATGGCGTCGTAGACCACGTCCATGTCGGTGTCGGCCGTGTCGGGGTAGATGTCGCAGGTCCCGACCACAGCCACGACGGCCTCGGCGTCTCCGACCATCTCCACGCCTTCGAGGTCGTCGCGGGTCTTGGCCGCCTCGGCGTATTCGTTCGGGCTCGAGGGGGTCGCTCCGTTCCCGATCTTCGTGGAGATGACCTCGCCGCTTGCTGCCGCGAGGCTGCCCTGTTCGTAGGCGTAGCCCAGGGCCTCGTCCGGGTTGTTCGCGCTCGGGGTGAGGCCGGTGACCTGCTCGGTCTGCGCGTCCCACACGAACTCCTCGAGACAACGGCGCAGGGTCTTGTCCACGAACTTGGCCGAGAACGAGAACGTGACCGCCTCCTCGTCGCCCCTGCGCAGATGGTCCAGCTTCCCCCGACCGCCTCCTCGTCGCCCCTGCGCAGATGGTCCAGCTTCCCCCGGTTCTTCACCTGGATGACGTTCTTCGCGCGTGCGAACGAGAAGTCGCCCTCCGTGAACGCGCACGTTTTGACCAGGGGGATGGCGTCTCCGCTGCTGACCTTGATGACCCCTTGGCGCAGGTTGTGAGTAGGCATCTCGTTCGTCCTCCTGTGTTACGGGTCTCCGGTGACCAGCGTGGTTACTGCGATCGTAGCAACGTCTAGCCCGAGGATCGAGACGCCGCCGATGACTGCCGTCGTTCCATAGGCTCGCGATTGGCTCGAGGCTTGGAACTGGAGGCGCCCGACGTCGGTCTTGTCCTCCTGGCGAATGATGCCGGCGTTCACGCCGCGCTCGCCGCCGATGACGGCCAGGACCTTATCGACAAGGACCGAGAGCTCCAGGCGCCGCTTGCCCTTCTGCTCCACCTTGATGAAGCATCGGACCTCGAGCTCGAGCGTTCCGAACTCCTCAGCCGGCCGGCTCGTGTTGTCGAACTCGAGGGTGGCGATGCGGGGCTCGATCCACTCCTTCGTCCGTTCGGGGGAGAACGTCATCCCGGGTTCGTGGATGCTCACGCCGTCGGTGATGTTCGCCGCGATGTGATCGAGCAGGCTGCGCTCGATCTCCTCGTTCGTGATGGCGTGGTCTCCGATCGCCATCAGGCCGCCCACGATGGAAGGGTGGTGATGGCCCACTCCAGGTCGGCCATGAAGCGGGGCTGAATTTCTCGGAGCGTGTCGCGCACCATGCCCTTCGGTGCTTGCTTGCTGACGTTGTTCCTCATCTTCGGCTCGCCGCCTGGGGCCTTCTGCGTTCGCGCCGTGCCGGTGAACCGGCCGCCGGCGTCTCGCTTGTCGGGGGGCGGAGCTCCACCCAGGATGGCCTTGCCTCGACGGAAGCCACCCGTCCGGCTTGCGTGGCTCGCCGGCGTGACGGGGTATCCGCCGAGCTCGAGCACGTTGATGTATTCCACGTTGTTGTAGATGCGCCCGTTCCGGCCGCGCGCTTCGCGCTTCCATCCGCGCCGCGCATCGCCTCGGTCCACTGGGGTTTTGTTGATGGCCTTGCGGTATGCCCGGTCGGTCGTGTCGGACACGACGCGAGCAACGGCCGCCTCGGCTTCGGGGGGGAGGTTTTCCATCGCCGTGATGAGGGACGTGTCAGACCACGAGAACGAAAGCAGGTCCTTGCTTTTCCTCGCCACGTCATCCCCTCTCGAGGGTCATCGTCCGAATCTGCAGGATGCGTTCTGGAACCGCATTCCGGTCGGTGTCCACCATCACGGGGACGCGCTCCCAGGCGCGCTCGGCTTCCTCCTGGTAGCGCGCCGCGCGCTCGAGGAGGCCGTCATCTCCGCTCCTGGCCTTCCGTTCCCAGATGACCTGGAGGCAGTAGAGGATGGCCCACGTTCGCCAGTCGGTCGGGTTCTCGAGTCCCTTGAGCTCCCAGGTCCCTTCGGCCGTGAGATGCCAGAGCGCCACGGACGTCGCCTCGGGGAGACCGAGCCGGCCCGGCGTTTGAGTCTGACCTGTCCCGGGGAACCGAAGCGGATCGGACACGAACGCCGGCGGGGGGTAGAGGCTCTGGATGCGGATGTAGAACTCCCGCATCGCCTCCACCCACACGTCGCGGAAGTCCTCCTCCGCCGGGTCCTCGAGCTTGAGGCCGGAGATGCGATCGTCGCGCCGCTCCAGGTCCTGGTCGGTCGCCAGGGCGAGGAACACGGTGAACGTCTGCGCGCGGGCCGCAAGGACCCACACCGTTCCCGAGATGCCAGAGTCGCCGACCTCGGCGAGCGTGGCCTCGGCGCCTGGGGCCGCCGCGCCCTGGCAGACCATCGCGCCCCTGGCCCGGTCGCTGTAGCAGTCGAACCGAAGGGTGCCGCCGACGATGACCGTCGTGATGTGTAGGCGCCCGTGGTCGGTGTTCTCATCCGAGAAGCCGACGAGCCGCCACGACTCGGCGACGGGCTGGCCGTCGCCTGTCGTGACCACTGGGAAGTCTACGGGGAGACTCACCTACGCCTCGACCTCCTCCGGCTTCTCGGCCTCGGCCGGCTTCTCGGGGGGCTTGATGTTGCCGGCGACGGCCTCGCGCGCGAGCTCCATCACGGCCGCCCTGGTCTTGGGGACGGGGAGGCCGAACGTCTCGAGAACGCCGGCGAGCTCGGCATCGGTCATCCCGTCGAGGTCGCCCTGGGTGATGCCGGTCCCGGCCTCCTCCTCCTCCTCGGGGTCCTCGTCGAACAGGTCGGCCTCCTTGTCGGGGCCGGCGAGCTCGGCCGCCCGAGCTCGGGCGAGCCCGGCGCGCTCCTCGGCCGCCGCTGCCGCCGTTGCCGCGCGGGCCGCATCGTGCTCGGCCTCCTCGCGCATCACGGCCAGGTCGCCCTCGCCGACGGCCGCGCGCTCGCGTAGCTGGCCGGCTTTCTTGTGGAGCTCGAGGACCTTGATGGCCGCCTTGTATTCCTCCATCTCCGCCGGGGTGAGCTCGCGCGTTCCCTTCGCCTTCCGGACGGCCGTCGCCAGGGCGAGGTTGTCCGTCTCGAAGTAGGGCTTGGTGATGCGACTCGTGAAGCCGCCAGGCGTGAAGTTGAAACCCACGAGGAAGCCGTGGATGCGTCTCGGTTTTGCCATCGGTGTTCGCTCCGTTCCTGTTTGTCTTGTCGCTCCTGGGAGAGATTATCACAAGGGGACGGCCGAGGTCGAACCATCGCCGACCTCGGCCGTCCCTTGTTTCCGCCCTGGAGCTTCGAGGTCGGAGCTCTCCGCCGGCCTATGCCGCCGCCAGGTTGTGGATCATGGCGTGGCCGCCGTCGCCGGTGTTCTTCGCCTCGAGCGTGAGCTCGATCGACACCATCCGGTCATCGACGTGGCCGGTCTTTGCCAGGTCCTCCGACTCGAACGGGTCGCCGCCGGCGCCGAGCTTCTTGAGAGAGAGCCGGCCGCGATCGAGGATGAGCAGGGCGTCCTTCGGGATGTAGCGATCGGGTTCCATCACGTCCACGATGCCGAAGTCCGAGACGAAGCGATCGATGACGATGCCCAGGGTCGAGTCCTCGACCTGCAGCCGCACCCGCCCCTCGGCGAGCTTGGACAGGGCGCGCTTCTGCTTCGGCGAGGCCGCGAGGAGGGTGGGGGTTCCGCCCCTGGTCCACGAGTCCTCGAGCGCCTGATTCAGCAGGTCCTCGGTGAGCGCTCCGCCGGCCGCGTCCACCACGACGGAATCGCTCCCGCCGATGAGCATCTGCACGAGACCATCCATCGTCGAGGCTTCCGACAGGGTGCCTTCCTCGTTCGACGCCTGGCGCTTGCCGTTCAGAACCGTCCGGGCGACTCGCCGCACCAGGTCCTGCTGGACACGAAGCACCTGGTGGTCGAGCTGGTCGCCCACGTTTCCGATGTTCGTGACCTTGCGCATCTTGCCGGTGACGCTCGCCGTGTCGTCGAACATCTCCGTCCAGTTGTCGCCCTGGGTGAGCGTGGTGGGCCGCGCCGTCTTGGCGTTGCCCGCCTCGGTGTTCGGGTTGTTCACGACCTGGAGCACGTCGCCCTGGACCTGGGCCTCGCCCGTCGTGCTCCGGTAGGAACGAACGACGGTGAGCGCATCGGTCGAGACGGACGTGAGGTCGATGAGCTCACGCGAGCCATCGAACTGGAGCACGTCGCCGGCGCGGAACCGGACGCCCTGTCCGGCCGTGACGTTGATGGTCGTCGCGACATCCGTGAGGGTCGCATCGTCCAGCGTTCCGGAGTCCGGGTTGAGCTTGTCCTCCGCCCACTTGTGATGGTTCTCGGTGATGGTCTCGAGACTCCCGGGGAAGCCGAGCATCGTGAGGAACGCCGACTCGAACCGGGTGATGAAAGCGACGGGATCTTCGAGCCCGCGACTCTCGAGGAGCTCGGGGAGGGTCGATCCAGCCGAGAAGGTAGTGAGGTCCGCCATCTGTCTCTCCTGTTAGCCTGGGGCCTTGTCTGCTGGTCCGACGGCTACGCGCCGGCGCCCATGAGTGACGCGCGCATGCGCTTGTATTGCAGGGCCGCCTTGAGGTCGCCGCCGCGAGCGATCCGCACCTGGAGGTCCTTGAGGGTGGCGCGCTGGCCGTCGGTGAGCGCACCGATGCCGCCGGCCGTGACCGACTCGCGGATGGTCGCCGCGCTCAGGGCCGCGAGCTCATTGGCCTTCGTCGCAGCCGCCTCGGCCGCCACCTTGGCCTTCTCCGCCTCGGCGTCGGCCTCGGCCTTGGCCGCCTCGAGCTCGGCCTTCGCCTTGGCCGGGTCGTCGCCGGTGGCGCCGCCCTTGCCGATGGTGCCCGGGTCGCCGTCGCCGGTGGCGCCGGTGGCGCCGTCGCCGGTGGCGCCGTCGCCCTTCGGGTCCTCGGCCTTGACCTTGCCAGCCACCCACGGGTTGTCCTTCACCACGAGCTCGATGGCCTCCTTCAATCCCTCGACGGCCGTGCCCTTGACGGTCACGCCGGAGAGGTCGGCCATCACCATCACGGCCGCCGGGTTGTGCAGGCCGAGCTCGGGGCCGAGCTTGTCGAGCTCGAACGCCAGGGCCTGGTCGCGCATCTCCTCGCGGAGCTTCGTGAGCTCGGCGAGCTCGGGGGAGACCTCGGCCGGAGTCACGATCGACTCGACGACCTTGGTGAGCCGGGCGCGCATCGCCTTGCTGTCCTTCTCCTCGGTGACGCCCTGGAGCTCGGCCGTCAGAGCCGCGAACTCGTCCTGGGTCATCCCGGCGCCGGCGCCTTCCTCGATCGCCGCGCCGAGCGCCGCGAGCATTGCCTGCACCTGCTGGAGAGCGGACATCCGCTCCTCGCCCTGGAGGCTTTCCAGCCACGTCTGGAGGGTCGAGATGGGATCGGCCGCGCGTGCCGCGTTTGCCTCTGCGTCGGCGTCGGCCTTCGCCTTGTCCAGCCCGGCCTTGACCTGCTCGGCGACGAGCTTGGTGATGGTCGCTGCGTCCATGTCGCTCTCCTGTTCGATGGCTTCTCGTGCTTCTTCAAGCCGTTGACTGACTGCCGCCGCAATGGGATCGCCGGCCGCGCCGCCGTCTCCCATCGTGCCGATGATCTCTTGGGCGAGCGCTGCGAGCGCCGCCTTCTTCTGGTCGATGGTCGTCTCGTCGTCGTAGTCGTAGACGATGCGATCGACTCGCCGGCTCACTTCCTCGAGCACGATGCGAAGGATCGCCTGTTCCTCGAGGCTGGTCTCCGCTCGGAGCGTGGTGACGAAGGGGACGGCCATCGGTGCCTCCGCTACGATGTCCTCGAACGCGCCGCCGGCCGCCGGCCGCGTCACTAGGTCGAGGCTGTTGCCCTTGACGAACTTTGCCACTCGGCTCTCTTGCTTGAGCACTTCGGCGAAGATCGAGAAACCGAACACGGGCGCCTCGACGCCTTCGCCGATGGCGCCGCGAGCGTGCGCGTTCTTCAAACGGTCGCGCACCTTTGTGTCGTCGATCGCTGCGAACGCCTGGATGGATTGTTCCTCCTCGTTCCACCAGACCTCATCGGTTACCTGCCCGATCATGTTCCCGGTGGGCTGACCGCGCGGGTCGCCGGTCGCGTCCTCGGGGAGATGATGGAAGCCGGCATCGGGGTCGGTGTCGGCCGCGTCGTCGCCGAACCGGAACGAGTAGATGGGAAGTCCCTTGAAGATGTCGAGGGACGCGCGCAGGACCTCTGGCGGATACTCATCGCCGGTGAGCGCACGCCCGGCCTTGATGACTGTGATGCGCCAGAGCTTCCCGACCTTCTCGGTCGTCGCCGGCGTTGCGCCGGCAGGGGCCTCCTTGGGGGCGAGAATCGCCGCGAGCAGGTTCAGTTTCGCGAGGTTGGAGCTCGAGGGGGCGATGGTCATCGCGCTCGCCTCGCTCTCCTGTGTAGGTGGCCTCCGGGCGCGGAGGAACATCCGCCGCTCCCTTCGGCCGGAGCGAAGCCGGATGAAGTGTTGGCAGCACCCAGCATCATTTCCTGTGTTCTGGCCTTCCGTGCCTTCGTGCTGCCAACGTCCGCAGCCTAAATGCCTCGGTCGCGAAGATCAAGGGCCTTCGGCTCGACCATCAGGTTTCGGTCGGGTTGGAGAAGGAGCCGGACGATTGATGCTGGAGGCGCCAGGACCACACGCCGCCGGGTGCATCTAGCTCCTCGACGGTCCAGAACTTCCCGAGGAACGCGCCCCACTCCGCCCTGGTCCACCCGCATTGGTAGCCCTTGGACGTGACGATGGTCTCGCCGTCGTCGCCTCGAGACCAGACCGAGACCAGGGCCTGGCCGTCGGCCGCGACCAGGGCGCGAAGGGCGAGCATCACGTTTGCCCGGAGTCCTTCGAGGGGTAGGACGTTCAGGACGTAGTTACAGGTAACCGTGTCCCAGGTCCTCTGGAGGGGGGTCGGGTCTGGCGCGTGCGCCGGATCGTAGCGGGCGAAGTCGTGCGGGTCGTGACCGCATCCGAAGTCGAGAACGTCGCCGACCAGGAGGCCGGCCTCCTGGTAGAAACGCATCGGCGCGCTCGGCGCCGGCCGCGCCTTCGCCGTCGAGGCGCCCGAAAGCAGGCGGAGCTCGCGCGCCTGGTCCTCCGTGATGGGGGCGACCTCCTCGCGGGCCTCGCTCGCGTGCTCGAGCTCGAGCGGGATCCAGAACAGGTGCCGCGCGTTCTCGAGCCGCTTGAGCTCGGAGACTGGCATGAGCTCGAGCACTCCGACGGGGACGGCCGTGATGGTTGGGAACGGGCCGACGGGTTCGCCGGTTTTGATGGCGAGCGCCAGGCCGTCGGCCGCCTCCGGGTCCTCGTTCGTGAGGAAGCCGGGGAGGCCGAGCCGGAGCGCCATCACGAGCTCGGCGCGCACGCCTTGCCGCGCGTTGACGGCGCGGGCCTGGGCGTCGGCTTCGGCCTTCGAGCCGTGCCCTCCGCCGTCGAGCGGGGTGCCGGCCTCGTTCGTCTCCGGCTCATCCGTGTCGGCGTTGACCACTCGCCACTTGCCATCGACCTCGGCCGCCTTGACTGGCATCCTCGCCCTCCTCGCCTCGAGCCGAACCGCGACGTGCTCATCCCACCAGGACCGCTTCCCGATGCGCGATCGGTCCACGTCCGGAAGGGCCTCCCATTTCTCCGACCTCGCGCGCGACTCGGCGACATCGAAGCCGGCGTAGTCCTCGGCGACCATCATCCACTTGTGATGGTAGATCCACGGGTCGGCCGCCGCCGGTTGCTCCTCGAGCTCGCCGGCCGCCGTGACTCGGATGGCATCGCCCACGGCCGGCTCGTCGGCCGTGTCGAAGTCCGGCGAGCTCGTGAACGTGACGGCGCCCGTTTTCGTGTTGACCTTGGCGACGTGCCAGGCGAAGCCGTCCGGGAGGAGGCTACCTGCTCGAGCGATTGCCTCGGCGTGTTCGCTTGCGCCGGCCGCGCTTCGGTGCAGGTAGACGCTTCCGCCGATGCTCTTGCCTAGTGCCCTGGTCATCGGTGCCAGAGTAACCGACGGGTCGTGAGGATGGCGAGGCAGTAGCGGATGAGAGCCAGAGGACCTGACCATCCCAGGTGAGCTCGCGCGGGTTCTGCTCTGCCATCCGCTCGAGCATGTCGGCCGTGTAGACGTTGCCGCCGGCGTCTCGCGTGTCGGCTTCGAGGAGGGGGACGCGGATGGTCATGGGGTCCTCGTGGCTAGGAACTCCGCGCGCCGCTCGCGCATGAGCTCGCGCACTTCGTCGAGGTTTTCGGGGGGGACGGGAACGTAGAACTCGCGCGTGCCTGGTCCGTCGCCGAGCGTTCGGAATCCGGAGCCGGCGCCCTGGACGGCCGCCGCGTTCGTCGCCGCTCGCGCTGCTAGTTGCTCGAGGCTCATCGTCCTCCAGGCGAGCTCGGCCGTCCGGCCGCCCGGGTTGAGAAGCACGGCCTGGGGGCCGGCGGGGCAGACGCCGGCGACCATAAACGCGCGCTTCGGGAACTCCTTGGATGTCCGCTTCACGACGCGCGCCGCCATCCGTTCTGCGCTGTTCGCCAAGATGGCGCGCGAGACGGCCGGGGGGTGCTCGAGTAGGGACAGGTTGAACAGGTTGCGGTTGAGGTCGTAGGTCTGGATGCTCGCGCCGGCCGCCGTGCGGGTCGTCCTTCCGAGCGCCGCACGCCGCAAGGTCTCATCCATCTTCGTCCAGCTTTTGAGCTCGAGCTTGATGAGGTCGTTCTTCGCGTCGTCGATCTGCCCGATGGTCGCATTCACTTCTTCCTGCAGGTCGGGCTCGAGCTCGGCGATTTCGTTCAGGAAGTCCTTCGCGTTCTTCGCGAGCCGGTTGGAATGGCGATGGAACTCGGCGCGCTCGGCCGCCGTGAAGCCGGCCGACACTCGCTCGGCAAGTTGGTCCTTGTTTAGCCATTGCAGGCGGAACTTGGAAAACCGTTCCTCCGTGCGTTGCGCCGTGATGCCGATCTGCTTGATGGTGTCGGCCGAGGGGACCAGGATGCGTTGCCCTCCGACCTGGAGCGTTCCCATCTTGCCGAGGCCGTCGGCGCCGATGCCTCGGATGTCGTTCACGAGGCCGCCCCGGATGCCCTCCATCTCCAGGGCCGAGATGCCCAGGTCGCGTTCCATGCCGCAGAGCATCTTGTCCATCGCGCTCACGAACGCCGCGCCGTCCTTTGCTGGCATCTCGCCCTCCTCTTTCTGAGCCTACCCGAACGAAGGGCCGGACCTCGCCGCCTCGAGCTCGGCCGCCGTCGCCGGCTCATCCCGGAACGCCAGGACGAGCTCGCGCAGGTCTCCCTGCAAGGTCCCGAGCCGCGCCCGGGTTCCGACCGTCCCGGCCTCGAGCTCGCGCCGCAGGTCCTCGACCCATCGGGCCGGGTCACGGATGACGGTCCACGGGTTGAGCTCGATGGGGCCGGCCGGCGCCTCGAGCTCGCCGCCCTGGATGCGCTCGACCAGGGGGAGGAGGTCGAATCCAGGCGGGGCAGGGCTCGTCCTCCTCCTCCTCCTGGGGGAGCTCGGCCGGCGCCTCGGCCTTCGGCTTCCGCTTCCGCTTCCGGCGCCTGGTCGCCTGGTCGTTCGGGGGCTCGGCCTGGGAGTCGGCGCCGGCGCGAGCGATGACCGCCTCGAGCCGGGCCTCGGCCTCCTCCTCGGTCTCGAGCTCGGGGGCGGGGGCGATCGTCGCGCGAGCTCGCCGGCGCCGGCCGGCGATCCGCTCAAGGAAGCCGCTCACGATGCCCATCCCTCGAGCTCGAGCCAGGCCGCCCATCCACATCCGTCCTCGGGGCATCCGGCTCGAGGCGAGACCAGGCCGGCGCCATCGACCTCGTGCGACGACAGGGCGATGCGGTGTCCGCTCGGACACTTGACCAAGGGGATGGGCCGGCGACCTCCGAGCGTGCCGGCCGCCCGAACGTGGATGCGCATCCACCACGGGCCGTCCTCCTCGGTGCTCGTCGCCTGGCGGAGCCGGAGTCGATCGCCGGGCCGGGCCAGCGCACGCCGGATGGTGTCTCTGATGCTCATGCTTCACTCCAGAGCATCACGATACCTCAACCGACCGTCAGGGGCGCCAGTCCTCGAGCACGATGTGAACGTGCCACCCGCATCCACCGATCGGGCACACGACCGATGGGGAGACGAAGCCGGCCGCGTTGATGTCGTGGTCACTGATGGCGAACGACTCGCCGCATCCGCCGCACTTGAGGAACGCCGTCCGGCCGGCCGGCCTGGTCGCCGGTTTCCACACTGGACGGGGGGCCTCGGGGTCGGGGTCGTGCGGGTCGCCCTGGGGGACGCGGATGAGCGCCACGCTAGAAGCGGCCGAGGAGCGCCTGAGCCAGGGCCGACTCTCCGACCTTCGCCGAGCCGTTGCCGCCGACCAGGACGCGCTCGGCCTCGAGCTCGGCCGCGAGGTCGCCGAGGTCGCCGATGGGGTCCTCCGCTCGAGGCGGGGGGACCAGGCCGGCGTCGGGGCCTTCGGGGTCCTCGATCATCCCGGGCGCCTGGAAGCCGGCCGCGCGGAGCTCGGCGATGTTCTTCTTCCAGTCGGTGACGGCATCCTCGTGCGTCTTGTAGCGCACGGGGTCATCGCGCCGCATGATCGCCGCCGGCGTCGTGATGGCCTGTGCCACGTCGAACTCGTCGCGAGCGATCTGGTCCCGGACGTCGGTCGGGAAGTCCACGGGCTGGTAGTGGATGATGAACGATGGCCGGTCGGTCTCGGGGTTGTAGGCGAACGCCTCATCGTGCTTCGCGCGGATGCGAAGCATGAGGTCGGCCAGGTCGTTCTCGTATGGCGAGAACAAGGTGCCGCGCTCGCGGTTGTCCTCGACGATGGGCATCATCGCCTGGCGGATCGCCACTCCCGACAGGCTCCGCTTCCCGATCTCGGCGCCGAGCGCCGCATCGGGGATCTGCTCCTGGCGGAGCACGTTCCGGATGTCGGCCTCGATCCCTTGGCGGAGGTCGGCGAGCGGTGCCTCCGGGCTCTTGAACTCGAGGCCGTAGGGCTCATCGTTGCTGTCCGGCTTGAACACGACGACTCGACGCGGGCCGATGGTCAGCTTCGTGTTCTCGTCCGGGTTCGTCGCAACGGGAACCGAGAATCCTTGGAACTGCTCGACCTCGTTAATGTCGGTGAGCTTGCCGTTGATGGTCGCGTTCTGGTCGCACAAGCCGCGACCTCGCCCCTCGACGAAGAACGACGTGTAGCATTTGTCATCGCGAAAGAACGCGATGGGGATGCGCCCGAGGTTGTGAGGCATCCCCTTGGCGATGCCCTTCTCGTCGATGAGCAGGAACGTCTTGGCCGTCCAGACGACGATGCGCGAGACGTTCGCGAAGGGCTCGTGTCGTTCGATGACGGCGCGCGGTTTCCAGGGCGCCGACGGGTCGGGGATGATCCGTAGCTGGTGAGAGAGGAACGCCCACAGGCGCACCTTGCCCGGCGACTCTGCATCGAAGAACGGCCGGACACCGACGGTCCCAAGCAGGCGCGTGTAGCGATCGATGGCGAGCAGGTCGAGGTTGAGCTGGTCGGACCAGAGCTCGCCCAGGGCCTCCTTGATGTGCTCGGGGGTCTCGCCCTTCGGCTCCCGCTTCGGAGGCTTCCGGTATAGCTGGGAGAGAACACGGATGACCAGGCGGGTCAGGTTGATGGTGCTCTTGCGCGCCCGGTTCAGGAAGTCCTCCGGCGTCTCGCCGGGATGCCTGTCGAGGAATCGCTGCTGGTATCCCTGATACATGAGGTAACAGAACGCCGCGTGTTCCTCGCGGAACGTGTCGGACGGTCCACGGAACGCGAGCTCCCGCGCGTTCTGCGTTGCCTCGGCGACGGCCATCGCGTGCGCGTCCCGATGCTCTCCGCCTCGCGAGGTCGAGGTCAGCATCGAACGCTGGAAGCGGTAGACCACCTGCGTGTCTACGTTCAGGCCGATCGTCGCGGGCCGGATCGTCGCCAGGGTCATCGCCTGGCGCAACAGCTTCGCCTCCTCAACGTCGCCCTGGGCGAGCTCGAGGAGGCGAGCGTTGATGCGTTCGTGCGGGTTGAAGTCTCCCATCGAGCGCCGACAGGTCGGTGCCCTGGTAGACCTCGCCATCCAAGCCGAAGTAGGTGACGGTGAGATGCGCCGCGTCGAGGTCGTCGGTCGTCGCGTTGAACGGAACGGCGCCGGCCGCCACGACGATGCGGACCAGACCATACGGCGCCGCGTTCGCCGGGTTGGCGGGAGGGACGGCCGCGCCCTCGGCCGCGATCGTGCCGGGGGTGACCACGACGGTCGCGCCGTCCACCGAGGAGTAGGAATACCATCGCTCCTGGGGGGTGTCGGCGTCGGCCGCGATGTCGTCGGTCGTCGCCGTGAAAGCGTGCTCCGCCTCGGCGTCCTCGACTGGGGTGGCGCCGTTGCCCATGAACAGGGCCAGGGCGACCTTGACCTCCTTCTTCGAGCCGGTGCCCTCGGAGAGCAGGGGCGCGTTCATCAGGAAGTCTTGCGACGGCGGGATGGTCTCGCGCACCACCAGGTGCTTCACCTGGTCGCGAGATGCGCGCGAGCTCAGGGCCGGCTCGTCGGCCGAGACGACCTCATACTTGCCGAACCGCCCGAACACGCGGAACAGTTGCGCGCCGACTCGGAAGCCGAGCTCCTTGGCCGTGACGGGCTCGCCCCCCCTGGCGTAGACCGAATCGAAAGTGACGTCCGCGATGATCCGCTCGGCATTGCCGATGTCTTGCCGGTCCACAATTTCGACGGCGACCGTCATGGGTTCCTCCTGCTTCGCATGAGCTTAGGCGTTCGAGGGGATCGTAGACGCGGGGGCGGGGGCGCGTCAAGCCGGATCGCCCGAGCTCGGCGCCGGCGCCTCTGGCGGGGGGAGCTCCCGAGGAGGAGGCGCCCGGCGCGTCGGCCGCGCCGGTGGCTCGCGCAGGCTCTTGCGTTTCGTGTCGGCCCGGTAGTCGCCGGCGCCTCCGTAGCCCGCATCGGTCGGCCGGCGCATCTTGCGGATCTTCCTCGCGACGATGACCGCGTAGGCGAGGCAGTCCACCTGGTCGTCGTGCTTCACCTTGGGGAATCCAAGGAGCTCGGTCTCGAACTTGTCGAACCATCGCGCGCCGCCCTGGGGGAACAAGATCAGGCCGCCTTCCATCTTCGCCGTCGCCGGAAGGGCGCGCGTTACCTTGTCGGCCTTGGGGTGAACGGCGCGAACTGGCAAGCCCTTCCGCCTGGCGTCTTGGATAATGGAGAGCTCGAAGTTGACCTGCTCGACCCACATCGACGACAGGTCCCACTTGCGGTAGGCGTTCCACATCAACGGCACGAGGTCGGGGCCTTCGGCGCGCTCGCGGGTCTGGTCGAGGAAGAACAGGCGCCCCTGTTTGTCGGCGCCCCACACCTGGATGACGGTGTAATCCGCCTTCGTTTTCTTGGAGCTCGCGAGGTCCACGGTCGCGAACAGGGCGAGGTCGGAGAGGAGGATGCGGTGTGCGATCGTCCCGACTCGGAACATGATGACCGTCGGCCGATCGCCGGAACGGATCGCCGTGTAGAACTCGAACCAGTCGCGGTTGAACATGCCGCCGGTCAGGGGCGTCGGCGTTCCCTGGTAGAGAGCCGACCACACATAGCTCCCGCGATTCTTGCGGATCTTAGCCATCCGCGCGTGGTCCCATGCCTCGGGCCAGAGGGGTTCATCCGGCTTGCGGCCGAGGAGGTCGGGGATGCCGTGCTCGGCCATCGCCGGCAGGTTGATGACCTTCCATCCCTCGCCTTCGCCTTGCTCGTCTTTCTCGAGGAGCCGACCCACGAGGTCGTCGTGGTGCCAGCGGGTCATCACGACGATGACCGCGCCGTCCGGTTGAAGCCGAGGCATCAGGACGGCATCGAACCAGTGCCACACGTTGTCGCGCGTGATGGCGGAGCTCGCCTCGCGGTAGTCCTTCACGGGGTCATCGACGATGGCGACCTCGGCGCCGTAGCCGGTGAGGCCGGCGCCGATGCCCACACTCAGCATGTAGCCGCCGGTCGGCTTCCAGCCGCGCCCCTCCTCGTTCGTCGAGACCTCCCAATACTTCGCCGACGCCTTCGGGTTGCAGGTCGTCCCGAACAGGGGGGATGCTTCGTAGAACGCATCGCGCGCCGCCGCGCCCCACTGGCGCGCGAAGCCGTCGGCGTAGGACGCGAACACGACGCGATGGCGAGGGTGCAGGCTCAGATACCAGGCCGCGAAGTATTGGGAGATGAGGGAGCTCTTGCCGTGCCTCGGGGGGGTGTTGACGATGAGCCGTTGCGTCTCGCCGGTCGCGACCTTGACGAGCTCGTCGGCCAGGAGGCGCAGGTGCTTCGCCGGCATCCACTTCTTCTGGCTCAGGTAGTAGGCGAACCATCCGGGGTGGAGCTTCGCGAGCTCCGCCGGGTCGAGCTCGAACACGGGGGCCGCGCCGGCGATCGGGGCGCCGCTCATTGCCGCGTGGGGTGCGGTGCGCCGAGCTCGGCCAGGGCGTCGGCGCCGGCCGGGATGCCGTTCGCCCTGGCGAACTCTCCCCAGCGCCAGCGGATGATGTCGCAGTAGCCGGGCTCGAGCTCGGCCATCAGGGTCGGGCGCTTGCCGGCCGCGATGCACGTCGAGCCGGCGCCGGCGAACGGGTCGTAGATGGGGACGGTCCCATCGGCCGCGACTCCGATGATGGTCTCGAGAACGTCGATGGGCTTCTGCGTCGTGTGCAGGTCGTTCCTCGTTCTCGGGCAGGTGATGACGTTGCCCTGGGCGCGCTTGAGGTCGGCGAACACGTCGGTGTCTCGACAGGAACACATCACGAGCTCGTGCTGATTCCGCCAGCCGCGACCCATGCCCGGGTTGCCCTTGTTCCACACGACCATCGCGCGCACGCCGTAGCCGAGCGATTCCATCACGTCGAACAGGTTGACCCACATCCTCCAGTCCGTGAACACGTAGGCGAGCTTCGCATCGACGTGCCCGAGCACTCGGCGAAGCAGGGCCTGGTAGCCTCGGGTGCTTAGGGTGTCGTTCGCCACGGCCTTGTGCTTCGCGTCGGTCCCGACCGAGCCGCGCCGCCTCGAGCTCTCTTGGAAGCCGCCCGAACAGTAGGGGGGGTCGGTCACGATCATCCCGAGCTCGCGCCCTTCCACGCCTCCGGCGTCGAGGAGGCGCCGCACCAGGTATTCCTTCCCGGCGTCTCCGCAGAGGAGGCGATGCGGGCCGAGCTCGTAGATGGCATCGAGCTCCGACACCGGATGCTCTGGAACGGGGACGGCCTTGATGGTCTTGCGCTCCGGCTTCGGCGGGGGGTCCAGGTCGGCGTAGAGGCCGGCGAGCTCGTCCTCATCCCACCCGACGCCGGTGAGCTCGTCGGCGCCCTCGAGCTCCCGGACTAGCTCGAGGAGGCGATCCCCATCCCACTCGGCGAGCTCGGCCGTCCGGTTGTCGGCCAGGCCGAAGCCGGTGGCCGTCGCCGGGTCGTCGTCCACGAGGACCTGGGCGAGCCAGGACCATCGGCCGTCCTCCTCGGCCATCGCGCGGGCCGCCTCGAGCGTTCCGTTTCCGGCCTCGACCACCATCCCGTTCCGGTTGACCACGATGGGCTTGCGCTGGCCGAACGTCTCGAGGCTTTCGGCCGTCGCCGCGATGTTCCGCTCGGGGTGCTTCCGCGCGTTGCGCGGGTCGAGGACCAGGCCGGCGATGGGCCGGGCCAGGCCGCGCAGGTCCTCGGCGATGTGCGAGAGGTCGGGGCCGTCCTCCTCCTCGGCGAACAGGTCGGCCTCCTCCTCCTCGAGCTCGGTTGCTTCCGTCATCGGCTTCGCTCTCCTCCCGACAGGGTATCAGGAGGAGGGGGAGAGGACCTACCTCAAGCCGGCGCCGTCCTCGACCAGCGCCCGTCCTTCTTCCTCATCGTGCGGTGCCGAACGCGAACCGCGCCGGCGATCGAGAGGAAGCCGAGGGTGGCCGCCGTCGATCGCTTCGAGAAGCCGGCGCGCTTCGCGAGCTCGTCGGAGGTCGCGCCGTCGCCGAGCTCGGCCAGGGCGTCGAGGATGCGCCGCTGGCGCGTTGCCTTGTCGGCCGCGAGGCGCCGGGCTGCGCTCATCATGCGACGGGCTTCGCGCCCATCATCTTCGCCCTTCTCGTCAAGCCGATGACCTTGCCGCCCGGATGCGAGTCGTCGAGGAACACGTAGCCCTCGGCGACCATCCACGCGAGAACGCGCCTGGGGATGTAGCCCGCGCGCCGACACACGATGTCGAACGCGACATCCACGACGCGCTGGCGTGGCGCCTGTTTCATGGTGACGATGAGCCGCGAGACGAGCTCGATGGGGGTAAGGGCTGGCGTTCGTCCGTTGCTCGGTCTCATCTGATTCCTCCAGGTGCGTTGCTCCACATCTCGGGGGTGAGGAGCGGGGGCAGGTTCTCGGTCGGGTTCCCGTTCGTCGAGGCGACGGCGGAGCGATACCAGGCGTGATGCGCCGAGCACACGCGAGGCTGGACCATCCCATCGTCGCCGGTCCCGAACGTCTGCGCCTTGAGCTCGATGCCGAGCTCGGGGTGGGTGTCTACGTCGAACGTGATGACGTTCCCGTAGCGCTCGAGGATCGAGACAAGGACGCGAGCTCGGGCCGGCCGCGCGAGCTCGCCGGAGGTCCGGCTCATCCGCGCGACCAGGATGGCCGGTTGCACTTCGTCGGGGAGGTCGAAGATGATGCCGAGCTCGTCGGGCCGGTCGGAGCTCCCGCCGAATCCCATCAGCCAGAGGCATCGGTATCGGCTGCACTCCTTGGGCCGGTCGTCGTAGCTCGTGCATCCGGTCTCGCCGAAGCGGGGGCAGGGCTCGCGCTTCGGCTTGTCGATCGGTGGGATGGGGTAGCGCCAGCAGCACTCCCGACAGGGGCCGCATCGTCGGCGAGGCCGCGAGCGGATGGGGACCAGGGCGAAGCCGTCGGTGGTCCGTAGGACGGCGAGGTTCTTGAGGCTCATCAGTCCTGCCGCTCGAGCTCGCACGCCTGGCACATCTCAGCGTAGAGGAGGCCGCCGCGCCCGCACACGACGCAAGCCGTCCCGCGAGGCGCCGAGCTCGTCGCCGGCGCCGGCGAGGCCGCCGGGATGTTCTCCGGCTTGATGTCCCGATGGGAGCTCGCGACGACCAGGGCCGCGCCGGCGACGACCAGGGCGACGACGGCGAGGAGCATCGCCGCCGTGCTCATCTCGTGATCGGTCATCGCGCCTTGACCTCGACGCCGTGCTCCACGAGGCCGCCGCGCCAGAGCTCGTGGAGCTCGTCGGAGACGTGAGCCAGGGCGTCATCCCAGGTCGGCTCGCGCCCGTGGTCCATCTTGAACTTGACCGCGTAGAACAGGGTCAGGTTGTGGGGCTCCTCCGGCGCGTGCTCGTGCGCGCACTCTTGGCAGAGCGAAGGGTGCGGGGGGAGAAGCATCATCGGCTTGGCCTCGACGTAACGGGCCGCCTCCTCCTCGGCGCCGCTCACGGCCGCGCCGATCTGCGCTCGAGCTCGTCGGCGAGCTTGCGGAGCTTGTCGGCCGCCGCGTGTCGCTGGCCGTGACGCCGGCCAGTCTGGACCGTCCGCAGGTCGCCAGGTCCCATCGCGACCTGGATGGCGAGGCTGTCCGGGTCGCCGGCGTTGACGACCTGCGCGACGGCGCCCAGGTCCTCGAACGATCCGCCGCCGCGCAGGTGCAGGTCCTCGGCGATGGCGACCGCGACGGCCGCGACCTGGATGAGCTCGTCGCGGAGCGTGCCGGCCGCCGGGCCGCCGACTCGATCGTGGAGCGCCGCCTGGTGCGCCTCGCCGACCTCCTCGCCGAGAATCGAGAGCCAGAAGAACGCATCGTGGTCGAGGCGGGGGAGGCGCCCCCACTTCCGGTCCTGGCCCTCCCGCTCGCGTGCAACGTCGAGGAGCACACGCCGGAGGCTCCGGCCGAGGAGGAGGAACGACAAGGAGCCGCACGCCTCGCAGGGCGCGTGGTCCTGGTCCTCCTCCTGGTCGTCGTCCTCCTCCTGGTCGGGCTCGAGCTTGGCGACCGCCCATCCGACGGCCGCCTGGTCGTCGTCGTCGAACTCGTGGCAGGTCGAGCGCTCCGCCATCTCGCGGAGCTTCGAGAGCATCCCCTCTGCGCTCATTGCTCGCCGCCTTCCATGTCTCGGACCTCGGTCTCGAGGTCGTCGGCCTCGAGCGTGAAGCCGTCGCCGAACGCCTCGCCCTCCCCGGGGGGGCCGGCTTCGATCGCCGCGATGCTCCCGTCGTCGGCCAGGGTCACGCGGAGCTCGTCGCCCTGGAGGATGACGGCCTCGGCGTCGGCCGCCTTCCTCGCCGCGACGTGCGCCGGCGAGTCGTCGATGGTGTCGGCCTCGACCTCGAGCCGCATCCGGTCGGCGACCTCCACGGAATCGGAGAGCTCGACCTCATAGAACCGGCCGTGGTCTCCGACGCCTTCCGCCTCGACGGGGGTGAGCTCGGCGCCGACCTCGAGGACCTTCCCTTCGGCGATGTTCCTGGCCGCCGCCATCCGGCCGCCGGCGTGAACGGCGAAGGGGGGGCCGCCCTGGTAGGTCGTCTTGTGCAGGTCCTCGGCCTCCTCCTCGACGGGGGGCGCGGGGAGCTCGACGGTCGCCGCCTCGTTCGCGCGGATGGCGTCGGCCGCGACCTGCGCGAACACGGTGATGTTCTCGGCCTCCTCCTCGGTCACGCCCGGCCGGCGCCGGAACGCCTCGGCCTCGATCTCGACGATGAGCGCCGCCGCCTCGCGGATCATCTCGGGGTCGGCCGCGTCTCCGATCTCGATCTCCTCGAGCGGTTGCAGGACGCCGCGCGGGGGAACCGTGTCGCCGTAGGTCGCCTCGCCGTCGAGGAACCGCCGGGCCTGGTCATCGTTGTGGATCGCGCGATGGTCGAGCTCGAGCAGGTAGGCCGCGCCCTTCGCGCGGTGCTTCGCATTCGCCGGCGCGTAGACCTGCCGGATGAGGTCGTGCGTCGGCGCCGCCTGCATCGCGTGCTTCTCGTCGTCGGCCGCGCGCTTGAGGATGAACACTCGAGCTCGGAGGTCGCCGGCCGCGCCCAGGTCCTCGAGCTTCGCCAGGACGCGCGCGACCAGCTTGGGGTCCTCGCCCTGGGCCGCCCATCGGATGAGGTCGGCCGTCGTCGTGCCGGCGGGGTAGGCAATGGCCGTGAGCTCGCCGCCTTCGTCGTGCCTGGAGAAGATGCCCTGGCCGGACAGGCCGGGGTTCAATGCCTCGAGCGCTCGGGAGAGCTCGGCCGCGTCTCCGATGGTGCCTTGCTCGAACTTCTCGCGCGCCTCGGCCGCGCCCATGAGCTCGGCCGCGTCGGGTCGGTCGCCGGCCGCGAGCTCGTAGGCGAAGATGAGCAGGTCGGCCTCCTCATCCGTGTTCGCCGCCTCGGCCGCTTCCAGGGCGCCGGCGATGGCCTCGAGGTCCTGTCGGATGGTTCCCTGGTAGAGCTGGGGCACCAGGTGCTCCTCGAGCTCGGCGAGGGTGCCGCCGCGCGTGAAGCTACCGAGCCAGGCGATGTCCTTTCCGATCGTCCGGATGTCGGGCTGGCCTGGCGACTCCTCGACGCCGTAGGTCTCCTCGTGGGTCGCCTCGACGTAGAACGCGCGGGCCTCCTCCTCGGCCATCCCGTCGAACATCGTGGGCCGGATGGGCGAGCTCCACATCTTCGCGAACGTTAGACGGGGCGATGGCAGGGCTCGCGCTTGTCCTCCTGCCAGGGGGGCAGGTGGCTCATCATGCCGGGGCACTTGAGGCATCCGACCATGAAGGGCGTCACGCCGTCGCGCGTGTTCCAGAGGACCTCGACGCCGGCGCACTCCTCGCAGCCGTAGCGCATCAGGGCGAACGCCTCGGGATGGCTGTCGCCGGTCTCACTCTTGCGCTTGCTCATCGCATCCCTCGCTTCGCACGCTGGCGCCGCGTGAATCGTCGCCGCTCGGGGGCGAGCTCCCAGGCTCGCCGCTCCTGGTAGCGCTCGCGCCGCTCCGCCTCCCGCTTCGTGAGGTCGCGCCGGTGGAGCTCGGCGTCAACGGCCGCGCGAATCTCGAGCGCCTTGAGAAGCCGCCCGGCCGCCGGCGCGTGCAGGTGCTTCGGCTCGCGTGCGAACGCCTCGAGCCGGCCGCGTAGCGCCGCCCTCGCGAGCTTGCAGGGCTCGCCGGCGAGCGCCGCGCCGTCGATGCCGAGGCTCGCCGCGCAGTCGATCGCGCCCTGGTCGCCGGGGAGCATCCGCCCGACGGCCGAGAAGATCCCGGGCCAGGCGTCGGCGAACATCGCCGCCTCCAGGTCCTCGGGGTGGGGGGGCTTGCTGGTCGTGTTCTTCATCATGCTTCGCTCCTGCGGGGGTGTTGTGGTGGTGTCTTTCCCGCGCGTGCATCCTACATCATCCCGCCGTCGCTCTCGCCTGGTAGGCTGCGCCCATGACGAACGCACCCGCCTTCTCTCCGCTCCGCCTCGCCATCGTCGCGTGTCCTCGCTCGGGGACGCGCTACACGGCATCCCTCCTGCAAGCGCTCCACGTCGGTTGTGGTCACGAGCTCGTCGCCGTCGCTGAAACGGGGCTGGTCGTCCCGCCTCGGATGCCGCCGCTGGTCGCCGACGCTTCCTGGCTGCTCGTGCCGTTCCTCGGCCGCGTCGAGGATGCCGGCGTGTCGATCGCGATGCAGGTCCGGCATCCTCTCCGGGCCATCCCGTCGATCGCTCGCCGTGGTCTCCTCGAGCTCGAGGGGAACCGCCTGGATCGCTCGACGCTCGCCGGCGCCTTCGGGTCGTTCGCTCGCCGCTACTGTCCGCGAGCTCTCGAGGGTCGGACGCCGCTCGAGCGGGCCGCCCTGTTCTGGGTCTACTGGAACCGCTCCATCCTCGCCGCCGCTCCGGCGATCCGCATCCAGGTCGAGGACCTGAAGCCGGGGGAGCTCATCCGCCTGGCCGAGCTCGCCGGCGCCCAGGTCTCGCTCGAGGAGGCCGGCGCCGCCCTGGCGTTCGCGCCGCGCGACCTGAACCGCTCCCGGGCCGCGCCGCCTTCCCTCGCCTGGTCGGACCTCGGCGCCGCCGAAGGGGAGGTCCGGGGCCTCGCCGACCTCCTGGGCTACGGCGCCGCGTCGGCCGCTCCCGCCCGGGGGGGGATGGTCTGCCGCCTCGGGGACGCCGCCGGCTCGATTTCTGGGGGTCCTGCCGCGTAGCAGGTGGCCTAAGGGTGGCCGCCGGTCGGGGCCTGGGGGTAGCCTGGCCGGCTCGTGCCTCCCGGCGAGGTCGTCCGGCCTGGTCTCCCTCCCAGGTCGGGGGTTGTGGTGGGTCGCCGCGCCGGGGGGCGCGCTCCGTCTCCTTGACAATCCCGGCCGCCGGGCCGGAACGTGCCTGGCCGGTGGGCGATCGTAGGCGCGAGCCGGTGGCGAGGGGGACGCCGGGCCGCCAGGCGTCGGGCCGCGTGCTGGCGTGGGGCGCCGTCCGGGCCGGGGTCGGCCTGGAAGCCGCGCGGGGCGCGGGCCTGGCTCGAGGGGGGTGGGGCCGTGCCCTACTGCCGACGCCGCGCACCGGCCATAACCCCTTTGTGCGGAGCAGTTTATATCCCGCTCCCTACCACGATGCGCGCACTTCCGGGGCCGCTCGGGCGTTTTCCGAAAACGAATCGACGTAACCCCTTGCGGTTACACGACTTACGGCTCCCTCCGCCAGCCCCTCAACCGGGCGCTCTCCAGCCTGCCGGCCGCAAAGCCCTCTACTATGCGGGCTGCGGGCCGGCCTACAGGCCAGCAAACAAGCGGCCTCCAGCCGGTCGAGGGGCCAAACAGGCTATCGCCCTGTGAAGGCTCTACCGTGCGGGTTCCAGGGCACCCGCACAGGGCTCTACCCTCTGCTCTGGCGCCGGCCGACTCAGCGCCCTTTCGCCGCTTGGCTCTCCGCCTCGCGCCTTGCTTCGGCGCCGCCTCCTCGACGGGGGCGCCGGCCGCCAGGCCAGGCGCCGGGCCGGATGCGCGCTTTTGCTCGAGGCTCTCTGGTCGCCCTGGGGGGCGCCGGGCCTCGGCGCCCTGGCCGGCCGGCTCGAGCTCGAGGCGCCGGCGTCGATCGCCGGGCCGGTGGACCTCGACGACCAGG